AGCTCGACATCAACCATGCCTCCGCCTAACATTGCGTTTACATAATCAAATACCTGTTGTTTTTGTGTTGCTAAGTTGCTGTCTACCATCAAAGTTCTCCATACAGTATTTATCATAAATATATGTATGCCACGTTTAAGTCTATATAGGCCGGAGAGGTCAAACGATTACTTTTTCTTAGATAAGATAATCTACGAACAATTCACAGTGGGAGGAACAGATTTACTAATACACAAGTATTTAGGACCCAAATCTGTAAGTGCCGATGAGGCCACTTCCGAACAACCAGCATATGATGCTGTAGCAGAAACTAATATACAAGATTTATTGTTTTTAGAAAACCGAGATAGAAAATACGATCCCGATATCTATAATGTAAGAGCACACTATAATGTACAAGATCAAGACTTTGATTTAAGTCAGTTTGGTTTATTTTTACAAAATGATACATTGTTTATGACAATGCATATTAATTCTAGTGTCAAAACACTAGGTAGAAAAATTATGCCAGGTGATGTATTTGAATTACCTCATTTGATTGACGAATATGCAGCAAACGATTATAGTGTAGCATTAAAAAGATTTTATGTAGTTGATGAAGTGACAAGAGCAGCAGAAGGCTTTAGTCAAACATGGTATCCGCATTTATATAGAGTTAGAGTAAAACAAATAATGGATTCACAAGAATACAAAGATATACTTGATTTAGATGCAGGAGACGAAGCTGGAAATACACTTCGAGATGTATTGAGTACATATGAAAAGGAAATGCAAATCAATGATGCAGTAATTGCACAAGCCGAAAGTTATGCAAATCAAAGTGGTTATAGTACTATACAATTCTATACACTTAGTGTTAATGAAAGAGGCGAAGTTGCAATTGTTAGTGCAGACTACCAAGACTTACTAGTTGACGGTACTATAACCAGTGATACAGTTTTTGTCACACCTGATGGCAACGGGTATCTGGGATACTTAGTTGGTGATGGTATACCGCCTAACGGTGCTCCATACAGCCAAGGCACTGGATTTCCTGCAGGTGCAGCCGTAGGTGATTATTTTTTAAGAGTTGATTTACTTCCAAATAGATTGTTTAGATACGATGGAAATACCTGGAGTAAAATAGAAGACTCTGTAAGAACATCAATGACACCAGACGATAATAGAGATACCCTAAAAGGCACATTTATTAACAATACTACTGTAAGTACAATTGGTGGTGAAGAAGTAATTGAAAGACAGGCTTTAAGTAAAGCACTGAGAGCAAAGGCAAGTAATTAATGCAGTTTTTTTATGATGGACAAATACGTAGATACCTTACGCAAATAATTAGAGTGTTTAGCAACTTTAGTTATCAAGACGGCGATGGCGATTTAACAAGAGTTCCGTGCATGTATGGAGATATTACAAGACAAGTCGGTAGTATTATAAGAGAAAATTCAGAAAACAAGCTGCCAAGTGCTCCACGTATTGGTGTTTATATTACTAGTTTACAAATGGACAGAGCAAGACTTAGTGATAGTAGTTTTGTTAGTAAAATAAACTTACGTGAAAAAGAATTTGACAGCGATACTAACAGCTATATATCTCAACAAGCCAAGGGTTATACTGTTGAAAGATTGCATCCTACTCCTTATACTCTGGCAATAAACATAGATGTTTGGAGCACCAGCACTGAGCAAAAGCTACAAATACTAGAACAAATCTTTATGCTGTTCAACCCAGACTTGGAATTTCAAACAACAGACAACTATGTCGATTGGACAAGTTTAACAACGCTGTATTTAGAAGATATAAATTTTAGTAGTAGAAGTATACCGGTAGGAACACAAGATGATATTGATGTTGCTACAATTGGCTTTACTGCACCTATATACATTTCGCCACCGACTAAAGTTAAAAAACTAGGAATTATTACAGATATTATAACAAGTGTATTCAACACAGAACAAGGCACAGTTAGTTTAGAAGGATTTAATCCTCCTACAGATTCAGATCAAGGCGCAGTAAGTGGTACAACTGTACTACCAGACGGGTCAATTGTGACCAACGGTAGTGCAAGTGTTGGAAACGGACGACTGGATCTTAACAACCCTCTTGTGACAAGTTATAGAAACTTTGATATTATTGTACAAGAAGAAACTGCACAGCTTGCATTGAATCGAAAATTGCGTGTAGGCGAAGTAAATTGGCTGAATATATTAGAAGCTGAACTACCTGCAAGATTTCAACCAGGAATAAGTCAAATTAGAATTCGTAGAGCAGAATTAAATACCGAAGTTGTAGGAACGTTTGCACTTAAATCAGGCGATGATTTTACTATAGAAATAGTTTGGGATGCAGATACTTTACCTAGTAATACTCTAATAGAAGGACCAACTAAAACTGACGGAACAATAGATTATATTGTTAATCCGATTGATTTTAATCCTAGTAGTGTAAAAACAGTTGGCACACGTATAATATTATTAGGGCCATTAGGATTTAAAGTTGATAGAACTTTTGAAGCAACATACAGTGATAACAAAATCCATACCGATTTAGACTTTAATATTTTATCAAGTTCTCTTGGAGATCGTATTGGCGACGAAACAGTCACAAGTTTTAATGTTTATGTAAACGGATTAGCTGTAGAAGCAACAGGTTCTAATGCAGGTGATAAATTCCTAATTACATTAGATGTTCCTTACAATGCAGGCGACGAAGTCAAGTATATTTTAAATTTAAATGAAGACGGTGCAGCAGCGTGGAAGAATGCAGATAATAGCGATTTTGTTGCAGATGCAAATGATATAGTTGAGTGGAACGGATCTAAATGGGATATTATTTGGGATGGTAGTACCGATAACGAAACTACATATGTCACAAATATAACAACTGGACAACAATACTACTGGAATAATTATTATTGGCAAACTGCAATAGACGGATATTATCCAAGAGGCACATGGAGTATAACACTGTAAGATAACTATTTTTATGAATAGTATTATATGTAGCGGTGCTTTGTTTTATTCACTACAGACAAAAAGATTTTTATTTCTTCATAGAACACAAAGTAAAGCAAAGAATCTCTGGGGATTAGTTGGCGGAACTAATGAGGGCGAAGAAACTCCTTGGGAAGGGTTGCAACGTGAAATTTCTGAAGAAATAGGACATGTGCCCGATATTAAAAAAACTATACCATTAGAAACTTTTATTAGTAGCGACGAGCACTTTCATTTTCACACATATCTATGTGTAATAGAAAAAGAATTTATTCCACAATTAAATTCAGAACACGACGGATATGCATGGGTAAATTTTGGCTCATGGCCAAAGCCATTACATCACGGTTTACAAAATACACTTAGAAGTAAAATTAATCAAAATAAACTAAAAACTGTTTTACAAGTTATTGATATAATTTCTTAAATTCATCTTTTAACCATTCAAAATCATTAATTTTTACCAACTCTTGTGCATTGTCTTTGTTGTCTTCTCCAAAAGCTCTGCCTGCTTTTGCTCCAGCAATAGCTGCTTTGCCAAATGGTTTATCGGCGCCTCGAGTACACCATGCATCTAATCTAAATTCTGTTTCGTCGTCTTTTTGTCTAGCAATAGTTCTACTTGAAAGTTTTGCACATTCTCTAAATCCACTGCGCCATGCACTAAAAGAATCTGTGTTGAATACACTTGTGTTGCTCATTTCTTCTATACCTTTAAACTTATCACTAATACTTGTTGTCATGTCAGTAGTAGTTTGATCTAAGTTTCTAGTTAGATTAGTGGGTAATAATTTAACACCGCCGTATCCGTAAACAAGTCCGTTAATTGGATTTAAACTTCTCCATACATGTACAGTATCTTTACCATCAATGTCATAAGCAGGTACATAATAATTAAAATCAAATCCGTCAATTATTTCTGCATCACCGTCAACTACCCAGAACATGTCTGTTTCAACTAACTCAGCTGCACGTTTATGTGCTGCATGAATGCCTTTGATATCCATAACTCGTTTTGCTCTTGGAAACGTTTCGCTTAATAAATCAAAATTATCATCTGCATTAGGTTCGCCATTACTAATAAACACAATATCATAAGGCTTGGGCATACTGCCTATTTCTTTATATTCTTTTTTAGTGACAAAGAATCTATAATCAATTTCACGTTGACTAATATTTAATTTTTTATTAGTAAGAGCAATGCCGTCAAAGTAGTCGCCATTTTTCCATACATGATTAATTTTACGTTCATATTGATTATGATGCGTAATATTAAAGTTCCAGTCAAAATTGTCTACAGGTAAGAAACTATCATTTACCATCCAAAATAAATCATAGTTGCAATCTTTTTTTGCATTTAAATAATCTTGGTAATTGTTTACTGTATAGATAGGATAAGGTTTAGGTGTACTTGCTACAACTTCGTGTTCTTTCTTTTTAATTAAAAATCTATGCTCAATTTCTTTTTCACTTACTAGAACGTTTTTACTAAACAGCACAATACCGTCATAGTTTTCGCCATTTAGAAATACATGATTTATATTTCTGTCATATGTATTATGATGATCAAAGTACAAATTGAAATCAAAATCTTCAGCAACTTCTACATCACTTGGTACACTCCAAAACATTTCTGTATTGCAATTATATAGTGCTTCGGTATAATCTTCATAACTGTCAATAGTAAATTTCTGATAAGGCTTTGGAGTACTTGCTACAATTTTGTGTTCTTTTTTGTTTACATAAAATCTGTGTTCAAATTCTTTTTCTGTGATTTCTGCTTTTGCACACATTAGTACAATACCGTCATATGATTCACCATTGAGAAACACATGATTGGTTTTCATATCAAATGATTCTTGATCGTGAAAGTATTTGTCCCATGTAAAATCTTCGGCAATATCTACATCATTTGGTATAACCCAAAACATATCACTGCTGCAAACATCTAATGCATTTTTATATTCGTCGTATGTATCTATCTTAAACTTTTCAAAATCTTTAGGCATACTTGCAATTGTGTTGTGTTCAATTTTTTCTTTTATATCTCTAAAAAGTATTTCTTCTTCTGATACAGGTTTAGTTTTACTAAACAAAAACACACCATTATAATTATTTCCATTTAGCCATGCATGGTTAGATTTTTTATCACTACTGTGATGACTAATATAATAATCAAAATTAAAATCGCTGTGTATAATAATTTGATTGTTATAACCCCAAAACATATCTGTAGTAGTTTTTTCGATGGCTTCTAAATAATCATTATAATTGTTTATTTGAAAAATATCATATGGCTTTGGATTACTTGCCATAATACGTACTTCTTTTTTATTTACAAAAAATCTATGCTTTACTTCTTTGTCAGTAGCATTATATTTTTTTGGTAATAGTACAATGCCGTCTAACTGATCAATGTCTCCGTTTCCAAATACATGCGGAATATCATAACTCCACTCGTCTGGTACATAGCTAAATTTAAATGTATCTCTGATCATAGTATCGTCGTATACTACCCAAAACATATCTGTAAAACTTCGCTCATTGGCTTGTGTAATATTATCAACTACTTGTACATCAAAATTTCTTTCAATTAATTTATTTAAAACAGTTTTGTCTTTGCCAATATAAAATATTTCAAACTTGCCTGTTCCCATTGTAGGATCGTAATGTCCACAGATATGTGCATGTTTTTTAATTTCGTAATCACCAGGCTGCGTTGGAACTAGTTGTACCATGTCCCAGGACTTTACATCTCGACTTTTTTCAAACACATAAGGAAATGCATGTATTGCAACATCGTCATTTTTATTTGGTCTGTAAAACCAAGGAAAGCTATCGTATACTTTTAAAGTTGGATCTACTAGCCAGACATACTTACTGCGGTCTTGCCACTCTGATATTTCAGTTTTGTTGTGTATAACTGGATATCTTTCAAAGATATGATTTTTTAAATAATCCTGCCCGTTGTGCATTGGATTACCAAAACGTTCGAATCTATCTATTGCTTTCATAATTGATTAGCCTTTATTCCTATGTGTGCAAGTTTAATATCTGCATCAACGTATACTTCATAACCGTGGTGCATTGCTTGATTACAAAAGTATATATCCTCGCCGCTGTGTGTATCTAAAGTTTTATTATATTCGTGTGCAAACCAGGGCTTGGGTAAATCTTCAAATACTTGTCGTGTGACTAACATACAACCCATACCTACTGCCCAAACTTTATGCAACCCATTACTAATATCAAGTCTTTCGTTTGTATCATTTGGATTTGTAAATGCAACAGTACGATACGGAGCGTATCTTGTGCTATATGTTGCAGCAACAATATCTTTTTTATGAGATAACAGATCTAATACAACACTTGCTGGAAAGTACATATCACTGTCTAACCATAGTAAATGTGTAGCATTGCTGTCCAGTGCTTCTTTTGCTAACTGAGTACGTGATTCACAAACTACACTGCTACTTACAATGTGCAAGTTCCAGTCTATTGATAATTTTGTCAAGCGACTAGTTAGATTTGCTAAACTTTTTGCAAATACTGTGTGGACTTTGTCGCCTGCTGGGACACAAATACTTAATTGCATTAGAGCATTGTGTTTGGAATTGTTTCCTGATTAAGATCTTTTTCAGCACCAATTGTTAATTGATTCCAATCACGTGCAGAACCTGTTGCAACTTTTACGCACTCTTGAAAGTCGTCAGCTGATAAACTTGCCATTTTAACCATGTTTTCTGGCTGCACTTTTCCAAGTGTAAGCAAGTCTGCACCTGCTGCTCTTCCAAGTTTTTGAATCCAGTGCAATCTGTCATCGTCATTTGGAATGTCCATTTCGTTAATTGCAGTTTCTACTTCTGCTGTAAGATCGCCAGCATCTAATGTAGCAAGTTTTGCAAGTTTACGTGCCTTGGTATATTCTTGTGCTAGATCTACATTTAAAATTTCGTATAGTGTTTTCATTGTGTGTTCCTTAAGGTAAAATTGGAAAATAGTATCCGCCAAATGTGCTGCTCATACTAATAGTAGTACCTGCACTAACACCGATATATGTTCCTAATACACTAATAGTATAGCTACTCGCAAAGCCTCCGCCAACAAAGTAATTGCGGATATCACTCATTGATATTGTACTGCCTGTTGCTGGTAATGCCATTACGAATCCTATTTATTATTATACAATAACACACTATTTACTTTGTGTCAATGAAAGATAGCCAATAAATTGGCTACCCTATTATTTATCTAGTAGTTTTTGCACCATTGCTTTTAACTCGTCGATTTCTTTCTGTTGTTCTTTGATTGCTTCAATTAGAACTGGAGCAATACGCTCATACTTAACAGTTAAGTAATCTTCACCACTTCTACTGTTGCCATCGTCGTCTAAGTCAAACGGCGCCGGAGCAACTGCTTCTGGTAGTACTGCTTGAACTTCTTGTGCAAGTAAACCAACTTCACGCTTTTCAGTATCAACATCTAGTCCCCACTTGTGGCCTTCAGCTGTCCAGTTATAAAGAACACCATTTAATGCTTTGACTTTGTCAAGTGCATTTGGAATGTTTTCTACATTGGTTTTAAGTCTAGCATCCGATGAGTACGCTGTAACTTCGCCCGGGAATAGTGTATTACCACTGCCATTTAAAATAGTTGCAGTTCTTGTTAGTGAACTAAACACTCCAGTGTACTGTCTGTGATAGTGCGGTTCTGTGCCATCGTCTCCTGTTGCAACTTCTAAATAACCTGCGTTTGACCCAGTCGCTGCGCCACCAAATCTCCATTGATCGTTGTCGCCCATTGTACCTTGTGTACCACGGAATGCTGTACCACTGTTTGAGAATATCTGTGTTGCAGTTGATGTATGAGCACCATTTGTTCTCAAGAATGCTGTGCTATCAAGTCCATCTAGTGTATTAGCATCATCAGCACTAATACCTGTTAAGCCACTACCATCACCTGTAAAGGAATTAGCAGTAATATTACCAGTAATATTAATAGTACCGGCACCAGTGATTGTTCCACTGAAACTATCATTAGCATCGCTACGTATGAAACTTCCACTACTAAGGCCATCTAACTCGTCTGCATTTAGTCCACTGCCTGCGCCGTCGTTGCCGGCATGCCAAACAGTGTATGTATTTGCACCATCGTTAAATTTAAGACCAGTTGATCCGTTGTCAATTTCGAGTCTAGTATTACCACCTTCGTTGACAATTTGAATCTTGTCGCCGCTGTCTGCGTATTGTATATAACCTCTACGATCTGTTGCTTGATAGAAACTAATGTATGGCGAGCCACTTGCACTTGTGTCTGCTAAACGAATCATCTCATCGCCTGCATGACTCATAGTAAGTAGTGCTGTCATTGTATCAGCTTCGTCGCTACGTAAGAAACTTGCTCCGTTAATACCATCTAATGTTTCTGCATCTACATCAGTGAGTCCACTACCATTACCAGTAAATGTGCTTGTACCAATGTTAACATTGCCAAAGCCACTTGTAATCTGGCCTGCATCCAATGCGCCTGAACCGGTTAAGTTGCTATAAGTACCTGTAATACGTGCGTTTGGAACAGTACCTGAACCTAAGTTTGTTGCATTTAACGCTTGAATACCACTGCCGTTTGAAGTATTTAAACTACCAGCATATACATCTCCTGCAACACCTAGGCCGCCACCTACACGTACAGCACCAGTTGTAGTATTTGTTGCAGCACTAGTATCAGTAAATGTTTTGACACCAGCCATACTTTGGTTGCCGCCTAATCGAGCTCCGTCAACAGTTCCGCTATCTAATTCACTTGCATTTAGTGTTGTAAGTCCACTACCGTTGCCAGTAAATGTACTAGCGCCAATGTTGATATCGCCAAAACTAGTAGTAATACTACCAGCTGCAAGTTGTCCTACACTTGTTAGACTAGATGCTACAACACCCGATCCTAATGTAGTTGCACTAAGAACATCGCTGTTATTAATACGATAGACTTTAGCATTAGCAATGTTTACATTTTCACTAAACTGCCATGCCGCATTAGTCACATTATACAACATAGTTTTATTAGTATCACCTAACAATGTAATGCCGCCACCGTTTGCAGTAATATCTGTTGGTGATGCAACATTGCCTAATTCAATGTTTTTATCTTCAACTATTAGTGTTGTAGTGTCGAGTGTTGTAGTTGTACCGTTGATTGTTAAATCGCCTTCTACAACTAAATCGCCTGCAAAATTTGCAGTACCAGTTGTAAATGCAACTGTAAACTTATCCAATCCATCACCAAATGCTAAATTACCAGTTGCACCAATTTGCATACGTTGTACATTAGCAGTAAAGAAATCTAGTTGATCGTTGTCATCACCAGATGCAGTTTCTGCTCTGATAAATGTATCTTGATCAATATCTTTAACGCCGCCTAGTGTAGCCCATGCTGTGCCATCGTATCCTTCAAATGCAACATCGCTTGAGTTAAAACGTACTTGACCTGTTGTGACAGGAACACGTTGTCCTGATTCACCCGGACGTTCTGCAGTTGTACCTACTGGTACTTTAATAGCAGTTGTATCTGTAAAGTCAGTGTAGCCATTTAACTCAGTATCGCCGTATGTGTCAATTCTCATACGCTCTGTTGAAGTATGCTGTAAGTCACTTGTAGTCGACGTTTCACCTGTTTTAACAACAAAGTCGCCGCCGGTTGCATTACCAGTGCCAATGCCTGCTTGTAGTGTTAAATCACCGCCTGCTACATCCGTTCCTAATCCGTTTGTACCTTTGATAACAGCATTACTTGGAGATACACTTGTTTCGCCATTACCTACAACAATACTTGAATTTTTCAAAACTAGATTGTTATTAATAGTATTTGTACCTGCTGGAATATCAGTTTCTAATGCAGTCACAAGGTCCTCTGTTCTAACTGTAAACGAAGTAGCATTTGCTGTTGCACCACTTACTGGCCATGTACCATCTAAGTTTGTCACCGAACTGGAGCCAATATTAATAGTATCGCCCGGGTTGATACCTAAAGTAAATGGTGTATAGGTAAAGCCTAATGTTGTACTAGTTAAGATACTACCTGTAGTTTCGGCACTTAGATATATAGCATCGTCGGTGACACCACTAACAGTTGTGTTAGAAGGAATACTAGAACTTCCAGATACAATCATACCTGCTAGTATGCCAGTAGTGTCAGACATAATAACTTCGTTTACACCGTTCTGAGTGACTTCAGAAGTTGTACCAGTTGTTGTTTCAAGATTTATAACAACATCTCTACTAACAGTTGCTTCATAACTAGCAATAAACGGAAATAAGTCTCTCGGGCCATCGCCATTACCCATTGTAATATTTGTAGCAGCAGCACCAATTTGTAAACTTGTGACGTTTTCGTTATATATTCTACCTGCGCCTGTACTTTTTGATGTAAGTGCAGCAGAACCAATATCTAATCCTTCTGCAAGATCAAGTGCAGTACCCCATTCAGGAACCTCGCCGTTTGATTTTAAGAAGTTGTTTCTTCTACCAATTCCTAATTGATTTAAACTTGCAGCAGATTGTGCGTAAATAATATCACCAACACTGTATGTTGCAAGTGCTGTACCGCCTTTTGTGACAGGAACAAGACTTGTAAGGTTAGCCGGATTTAAGAAATAAGCACTATCTAATCCATCTAGTGTACCTGCATCAACAACACCGTCTTTGATGAATACTTGACCACTGCCGCCTGTGTCGATATCAAATTGTGTTTGTAAGAATCTACTAACACCTAGTCCTGAGAATGTTCCTAATGGATCATAATCAACATTACTAATACCGATATTAACTGGATCGCCGTAGAACTCACCACTTAAACTATTACCTGTTAAACTAATTGGGTTATCAATAGTTGGTGCTTTTTTCAAACTTTGTACTACAGTTTTATAACTACTATCACCAAATAACGCTGTATCACTATTAGGTACACCGCTAAATGCTAATCTACTTGGAGATACTGTACCAGAAATAATATTTTCTGCGTCAATGTTTGTCACAGCCAGTGTATTCCAGTTTTCAATTAATCTACTAGAAGTGTTAATAACACTGTTAACCTGTGTGTTGTTTTGGATAACTTCTGCGCTACCTACACCTTCTGTAATTATCACAATAGCATTAGTGACAAGATCGTTAATACTATTAAGTGCATCACTACGTAATGAGTGAATAGTAAATGAGTTGTCTGTCACCGAACCTACAAAGAATCTCGAACCACTGTCAATCGGATCACCTGTTTCAATTGTAGGTAATTCGTTTGCACTTGATCCGTCAGTTAAACTTTCTATACGGAAAGCATCACCTGTTGTAAAGCCGTGATTTACAACAACAATACTATTATCAACTATATTTACAGTCTTACGTGTAATATTATGATTGTTGTTTGCAGGTGTACTTGTAAATTCTGCTTGGTTTAATAATGCAAAACCTTCATACAGTTCTACAGTATCAGCATCAATTACTTTTACATAATATGTCAATCCATTTAACAAACCGCCAATTGGAGTATTTGCAAGCGAATCATATATTACCGGATCACCTTGTCCAAACCCGTGATTTGGAATTGTAATTCTACTATCTGTATAGTTTACAGAACCGCCTGAGCCCGACAAGCCTGCAAGGAAGTTATGAGTAATAACATCGTCTAAGTTGATATCACGAGAAGTTGCAACCGCAGTATTGTCTTCTACAAAGTCAATACTTGTGACACTTGCAACAAATAATTCGCCGCCAATAATATTTACATATACACGTTTTCCGACATTAGTGACTTCAACTTCAAATCCAGTACCAGTACCGCCTACATCACTTGCAAGAACTTCAACTAAGTCTCCTACTTCATAACCGCTACCGCCTCTTACAATATCAATATCAGTAATTTGACCTGCTGTCACAGTAATATCTGCTTTTGCACCAGTACCCGATCCAGTCTTAGCTTGCAAAGGAACTCTTAGATATGTTTCTGTAGCCAACACCGGAGTATACCCACTACCGCCTACTAAGTTTGCATTGTCTAAGTTTTCTGCAATTCCTTCAACATATTCAGTCACAGCACCTTGAGCACCACCGTCTGCACTAGTGACAATAGTTCTTGTTGTACCTGTGACACTTGCACTTGATTTTGTTGGATCTGCTGTGTCAACATTTGACATAGTAAATGTTGTACTTGTTGGTGTGCTTATAACAAGACCGTTTTCATTAAATGATTCGTCTTCATTACAAAGTACCTGTACTACATTACCTATCTGTAAATCATGTGCTACATCAGTTGTCACTGTTGCTACATTACTATTTCGTTCAATAGTAGTAATGTTTACACTTGTAAACACATAATCTGGAATTGGATCTAAGTTTAAGAACTGACTTGAATTAGAACTACGCAAGAACCAGTTATCAATAATTTCTGTACTTGGTCCTTTTGAGCTTATGCTAACACCTGAATCTACTCCGTTAACAAAAAGATTTCCTGCGCTTGCTTCCCAAGGATCGCCGGTACTATCATCTTCGTCATTCCATGCTCCATCGATGGTCACAACTAGTACGTTGCCACTTAGATTATAATTGCCTTTGGCATAACCTGTTGCACCAGCTACTCCAGGCTGTGTAATAATATCACCGTCTGCTGCATTAAACAAGTTAGCACTAAGTGCAAGTTCGACTTGCTCATAGTTCTCAGTAGCAATATCACCAGCTTTCAAATCAATTGGCGGTATGTCATCAACTTGTTCAAGTCTTGATTGATACCCATCTGTGTTTGTGTTTGTAAACTGTCTAGTAGCAGGAATCAAGTCTGCGTTTAACTGACCATTAGTATTAAGCTGAACAATAGCACCCGGAACGGCTGCTGTACTAACTGTTTTATCAACAAAGCCGCCTAGTCTATTACTAATAAACGAACGTACAGATAACTGTGTAGGAAGTCTAGCATCACTTGGACCACCAATTTCGTCGTCACCTAAGTTTACACTAGTTGAAATTTCTTCAATAGCAACATCACTAAGACTTAGTCTCAACGCATCAAGCTCGTCCACCTGCACTTTGTTTCTAAATGTAATATTACCAGTTCTGTTGAACGCTGTAATAAAGTCACCAACTTTAAAGTCACCAAGTTCGTTTGTACCTGATGAGTACACACGTCCTGGTAGTTCTTCAAACTGTTCGTACTCTGTTCTAGTATTACCGCCGTTCTGTGGTAAAGCGTTATAGTCTGTACCAGAACCTGCGTATTCCCAAGTGTGTGATGATGAGTTAACAACTGACGGTCTGTGGAACCAACACTGCGATTCTGGTAAGTTAATTAAGTTTGTTAGGCTACTACTACCATCTGTAGCAGTGACACTAAAACTAGATGTACCGAGATTAGTACGTGCTGCTGCTTCGTTTACGCCTATAACTGTGTTTGGAGTTAAAGCATGATCTTCATCGATAGTACTTGTTTCATCAAACTGAATACGTAGCAAACTTTGTCCTACAGCTACTTCTTCAATACTTACTACAAGAATTCTATTTCTAGGCTCCCAGCTATAAACAATAGCACTGTTATTACTTGCGCCTGTAGTACCTGTAATAGTTCTACCTGGAACAAATTCAAATCCTTCGGAACCTGATTCAAGCTCTAGTGTTTGATAAGTTGTGTGACTTGTTAAAATTTCTTCAACAAAGAATTCAATAACACCTGATAAGAATTTATGTGTGCCTGTACTAGGTTCAATAATGTTTACAGGAAATTCAAGCGAGTCGTCAAAGGTTAGTTTAAATTCGTCTTCACTAATTAAATTAATATAATACTGTTGTTCGTCATCCAATCCTTTAATAGGAGCATTTCCATTTGGATCGTAAATTACTTTTTGTCCGTTAACAAACCCGTGTCCTACTAGTGTAATTACATCAGTGACACTGTTAACTGCTGTTGCACCATTAAATAATGTTTCAGTTGGTGTTGTTTTAAAATCATTAGTTATATCACCTTCACTGCTTACTTCAGTTGGATCAGGCAAGTCTTTTGGATCGTTGATAATAGTGTTAACAATATCAAAACGTGAGCCTGCAAAATCTTGAACTGCTGCGGAAAATGAGCTAATGTAAGTTAACGCATATACTTTTGCTTGCTCAATAGCTGCTATAGTTTGTAATTCTTGTCCTTGTATACTAAGTTGTGTCGAATCTTGTAAGTTTCTTGTGTAATATGCAAGACCAGCACTACGTGAATATCTATTACCAGTGTCCCATGTATCTTGTGCCACTGCTTCAACAATAAGTTGCGTATCTCTATTACACTTAGCGTCATCGTAAGTAAATCCGTACCAAATGTTTGTTTGTATCTGTTGGTTGATATATTTTGTCACATTTTGCGCAATGTTAATTTGGCCTTCTAAATCTAATTGATTATATGCTGTAAATTCTGAATTGCCAGATACCCAAGTAAAATCAGGCAATACTTCAGCTGGTGAAGTAGCGCCTTCACTTTGGATATAATTAATAATATCATCCATTCTGTCGCCGGCATAATCACTAGCATCTGTACTACCCGGTGTTCCTGTTGTGTCTTGTGTTTCAGGATTACTTGCACTTACAGCTACGGGTGTTTCTAAAATAACTTCTTGAATTACTTCTTTTAGACGTTCGTATGCTGCAACAGTTTCTTCTAACTGGCCTGCGCCATATTGTTGTACGCCATCAATGAAGTATGCTAATGCTGCAACTGTTGTTTGTAAATTTCCGCCATATGTTAAATCGTAAACAAGTGCATCAATAATTAGTCCTGTATCTCTTTCGCACTTTGCTTCATTGTAAATAAAGTTTTCACTGAAAGGTTCTATACCAGAACCGACTTGTGTAGAAATCCAAGAAGTGACTTCTTTTGTAATAAATGTTTTGTTTGTTAATAATTGTTGTATTGCATTTGCAAAACCTGCATCGCTTGCATTGTCTGTACCGCTAGTTGGCAGAGGACGTACATATGCATCTGCTACTCCGTCTCCAGGAACAGTATTTGCATCGCCATTGGTAATAATATCAATTACTTCGTCCCATAATGCGTTTGATCTACTTGTTGCAGTTGCATCACTTAGATAGTTTGCTGTAATTGTTTTTGCTTGATTAAAAGATTCAATATGCTGATCTTTTTGAGCAGCAAATAATTCAGCATTAAAGCTACCACTAAAGTATCTTAAGGCAGCACTTACTGTTCTATAATTACTATTAAAGATAATATCATATCTAATTGCATCTAAAATGTTTCTAACATCTCTTCTACACTTATCTTCGTTGTAAGAAAACCCAGCCCATATACTCGGAGAAGCCGCAGCAATTTGTGCATTAATCCATGTCACAGTGTCTTCTGCAATCAAATCTTTATTTGATTTTAAAATATCGTGTGCTATTTTATATTCTGATTCTCTAAATCTTAGAACAAATTCTTCAACTGGTGCTTCACGATTAATACCAACAATACTAATTGTTTGTTTACCATCTGCCTGACCAGTCGATGCAACAAAACTTCTATCAAACGAGAACGCTTTTGGAGAGAAGCCGGAACTTCGTAGAGCATACAACCCAAAGTTGGTAGCAGAGTTGGTAATCGAACAATATCCGCCTGACTGACAATAAACACCATTGAGTAGGAAGATTTCAAAACAAGACACGATCTGTGCATAAGCATCATTGGTTAATCGCCATGCTGTACCACCAAACGAGAGAATAGTAAAGGCGTTAGCAACCATTGATTTACCTTGTTCAGGAATAGCACCAACAACTGGATTCTCAGCTTCAATACCGTATGTCGGAACGTTTGGAGATTCAACTTTAGCACCGTCAATCTTAGCACCGTTCATACCTAAGAACGAAATAATACTAGCGTTCTGGATATATGGAGATGTAAAAATTGTCGGTCTTGTGTTTGGTAGATTTGGATAATCGGCACGGTCTGTAATAACAGGATCAAAAGGATCATCAAATGCTACAGCATAGTCGGCTGTAATAGTTGGAATAAAGTTGTCGTCAACACCGTCTCGGAATGTAAATTCACCAAAGTAGCAAGCATTACGAACACGTAGCATGTCCAAGTTAGCATTAGCAGGACGAATAATACAACCACGTAAACCGTCACCTTTGATAACTGTGTTATCAGGAACAATAACTGGATTGTCTTCTGTGTAGTCGCCAACCGCAACCTTAATGTTTACTC